GTATCAAGGATCGTAATACTACTTGGTCAATTAGTTGAGGTATATTTCTCAATTTATTTGATTCAAGTAAGGTATAACGAATACCTGATATCTCCTTTCCCTGGATTGCAATTCGTTTTGCAAATTCAATCTGGGAAAAGGTCCCATCACCGATCACTGATTTACTGAGATTAATGGGAATTCCCAGATATTTCATATGATCAACGTAGGCATGGGCCACACGAGTGTTCCAAATAACCACATCATCTCCGAGTACTTGATATTCTCTGAAGGATTTTATACCCTCTTTGAATGCCAGATATTCGATTATGATATGGTGCCAAAGGGCGAAAGATCCCCATGACGATAGTAAGCCTAACGGCTGACCTACCGACCATTGGAATTCTCCGAACTTGGATTGGAATACTCTTTTACTAATTACTGTTTCCCACATACTAGCAATTTGCCGAGGTGTTTGACACCAAGGCAAGTTTGCAAACAGTGAAGAAATCATGACAGTTTGAAGCTTTATTGGAATCCTATCAGAAGCTCCGGAGAGATCGAAACAAAATGTCTCTTTCCCTCTAGATTCTTTTAGTATTCTTCTAAAACCTTCATTCTGATCATAAGTCGCATCTGTCTTTAAGGATCGTAGGATTTTTAATAACATCTTATGAATACCTTTTAGGGACAATTGAGACCAGTAATCACCTATTGCGAAAGTCCTTGTTTTACCTCCCGGTTCGGCCGTAAAGCCTAATTTGGAATGTGAAACTCGAATATTCTCTGGTTTAGAGATTCTGTTCCCATCTAGAAGCTCATTTATCCAACTATTTCCACACATGTGGTTTAGATGGTAGATGGCTCTAAGTAGGTTGGGATCTCTATCCAGGGCCCAAATATCATAATGGGAATACACTAGGGCATGTCCGTTTGGACCTGACTTTCGTGTATGAACCATTGTGGTTATTTGGGGCGATAAGTGTCTTGTAAGTTTCTGTTTAGAAAACCAATTTTGACAATATTCTTCAAAGTCTTGGATATAAGAGTGATTAAGTATTACTCCTTTATCTGTGATTTTGTCGAAATCTGGCTCAATTGGTAATCTAATTAATTCGAACACTCTAGCAATTGCCAGAGAAGCTCGACGATCAGGAATCGATCCATTCGATATTAACGGACGAAGAGTCCATAATATCTTAGGGATTTGATTCCGATCGGTCTTACAAAATAGTAAGGGTTCGGTTGGTAAGTTCAACA